GATGCATGTGCAAATCTTCTTAAGAATGCCCAGTCTCCATCTTCTACAAAGTCAATATCTGGATCTTTGTCATAGTCAATATCCAATGGATTAACTACATCATAGAAAGGTTCGTTACGACGTACACCTTTGTGAGAGTAGCACTCCCCAGTTACCAAGAAGTGAAACCATTGCTTTTGTAACTTGTCATATATTTCATTGTAATACATGATATAGTTAAGTGCAGCTTGTCCACTGATTGCTCTTTGGTCTACGTAAGTTCTGTTAAATTCTTCTTGAATCTGCTTTGGAAGTGGTGGCTCTTCTTGCCCCTCCGGCATTTCCATTTGACCTTGTCTAGCAAGTTCTTGAATGAAATGTGATTTAACATTTTGAAGAAGTAGATTTTTAAGTGCCTCTTCTTTAATGCTAACAGAGTCTGCATTTTGAACTGTAACTGTGTATTCTAAAGGACGTTTAGATTTTTCTCCAAGCAATAAATCAATGATTGGCTTAATGATAGGGTAGTTTCTCATCTTAGACGGAAAGTTCTTTCGAGTTTTTCCGTACGGCTTAAGTACATAGTTGTAATCCTCTTCGTCGATTACTCCATTGTAATAATCGTACAGAGATTTAAGGTAGCTGCGACGTTCACTTATACCAAATTTGGATAAGTTGATGAATGCATCTACACAATCCTTTCTCCACTTGTCATCCTTCTGGGTGAGTGGAATTCGTTGTTTAGGTATATGGGCTTGTCCGTACATTAATACAAAATTAGGTTCGAAAAATCAGACAAGCTAAATTAATGCATTTTTTCTTTACTTGTTATATTTATCCCACTTTATTCGTAGTTTTTGTCAAACCAGTCATTGGTGGAGTTATCTCTGTCATCTAGCTTTAGCTCTTTGTTGTATAATTCCCTGGTGTGGTACATCCCAATCATAAGTGCCATGGCTCGGTCAAAGTTACCAGTTCTGTTAAACTTAATCAATTCTAGCAAGAGAGCTGGGTCATAAATTTTGTGCATATTGAGAGTCATCTCTCCATCCTCGTTGGTACCTCTACCGCTAACTAACCAATCTCTGATGTATAATTCACCTTGAGCTTTACGTTGCTCGGTCATGTGCATACCGTACTGTCGTTTTACTGTTTTGCTTCTAAGCTCTCTTTTATCCAGCATTTCGAACTCTTCTTGCAATAAATGCATCTTTCGGAATCGTTTAGCATAGGCAATAACTTCTCCTCGGTCATTTTCAAAACCGATTTTAGCATTGTAGTATTCAGCCAGCATAAATAAATTTCTATTGTATTCATCTTGTGACTGCGGTCTTCCGACATACGAAGCCACAATAATATCATCAGGTTTAGAAACATTGTTCGGAACTTTGATGACATAAGCAGCACCCAAAGATGTAGCCGATGCAGATTTTCCTTGAGCATATGGGTCATGGCATACTACGTATAAATTTTTTGGAATGTATTCTTCAACTTCAGTTCTGTATGGGGCTTCGTAGATTACCACTCCCCCAGTTAAGTTATCATCTTTCCTGTGTGGGAATTTGACAATAGGTTTAAGATTTGCATCAGGTCTAAACTTAACTTTACCTGCAGAATCGTATAGCATTTCCCCAATTACTCCGATCTTCTCTAAACCGTTTGCAATTACACGATTATATTGCTCTTTTAATGAAGCAGTGTCAAATGTATTTGCAGTAACTTGAAGTGTAGCCTCTTGTGGGGTAAATGGCATCTCTGCAATGTACTGGTCAAAAGCTTTTGGGTCGTTACCTTTCTTTTTCTTTTCTCTTTGAGCTTCTTCATAGGCCATTGCCTCATCAATCAAACTGTTTCCATCTTTATCGATGAATCCATCTAAGTTTTTGTAGATTGGGACAAAATATCCACACTGAGTACCCATGGCCCCAGCATCCCAGTCGTTATCAAATGAAAGACAGTCATAAGCTTCGGGGTGATAGAACAATTCTTCCATACCTTCAAAGCCTGGCCCCTCTTCTCCACCTGTTCCAAAGGCAACCATTGTACCAAGTGTTTTAGATCCTTGTCTCATTGTAGGCATGGCTATCTCCCAAGCTTTTAAAAGTCCTGAGAATGAACCTGCTTCTTCAAAAAAGATTAGTTCACCTGCTTTACCACGGATTTTGTCTGGATCATCCTTTAAGCTGACTCCAATTATTTGTGATTTAAATCCAAGAGTTACATCGGCCCCGTTTACATTCTTCTTGTACCCAGATTGCTTGTGCATCTCTCGGTCAATCAAACGTGGTTGGGTCCAAGCTGTGTTATCGTCTACAAATGATACAATGTCCCAAGCTTTTGAGAGCATTCCATCCCCAGTTAAATACTGTTTGTCAGAAGCGAATACAAAATTCTTAGAATTACGAATATGGAAGTAATTACGGCAGAGCATAGCTGCAGCTTTGTAGGAGAATCCTTTTCGACGGGCTTTAAGGACGACAAGATGCTTGTTGTCTCTACGTGCTTTGTCGACTGAGCTGAAGTATTCGTGGTCCCCGTCATAAAATGCTGGAAAGCTTCGGTCACGTCGTGATATAATCTCACCATCAGGTTGTTCTTCATCTATAATTCTATCTATTGGGCAATAATTTAAGTAAAAGTAGTGGAATCCAGAAATCTTTACCCCATTAACCTCGTACCCGTGCATGCACCTGAACTGCTCGGTATCCCAGTACTCATAGTATTGCTTTGTTCCAGGTAAAGCAGCAGTATAAAAGTCATGCTCAATGTAATGGGCAGCGGCCGGGGCAAATAAATGGGTGTCTTTAAGCTTACTCACTGTACTTGTTTGTTTTTACCCCTGCTCTGTTAGGGTTATCTTTAGCTTGTTGTTTTTGAACTAGTTCTTCTAGCCTGTCTAAGCCTTCTACAACCTCCCCAACCTTAGATAAATTAGCAACTAAGTCTTTTGCTTGGTAAAGAAGCTTACCATGTGCATCCATAGCAGTTAAGTCAATGTTTTGAAAGTATTTCTCAAGCTTGTTTACGGAAGATCTAGCTGCTTTTAATAGTTTTATCCCGTGGGTTTCTGATAACTCTTGGTATTTTTTTACGGCCCCTGCTAATTTTGGGTTGACTTTTACTTTTAAGTCTTCTTCTAGTTTTGCTTGACGTTCTTCGTCGTCATATGCAGAGTAACTTGATCTGTGGTCAGCATAAAAGAAGACAAAGCTTAGCTCTTTGATAGATAGTTTCTCAAATTCCGAGATTGTCATAGCATACACTGATGGTATGACTAAGTTATTATTTACCGTTAGCAAGTCTTTCATTTTTCTTTCTTGTTAGCTCATTTAGGTAAGCAATTCGTGTCTTTTTTGCATGAAATTTTCCAAAATATGGAAGCCTTACAGATTGAAAGTTGCCATCTTTCATGATTTTGGCTGTATACTTAAACTGATGGTAGATAATCTCCTCTATCTTGGCAAGTGGTAAGTTAAACTTGTTTGCAAGTTTTTGGATAATTATTTTCTCCTTCATTTAGTCAAGTTTATTTTCTTCCCATTTTTTCCAACTACATATCTATCCCATCTTTGAGGATTATCTGGACAAGTGCTTGAAGCCCATTTAGCTTTTGTTTCTACAAAGCAGCCACATAAGCCACATTGTTTATTATCTACTAAATTTGGGCAAGAGTTACAAGCTTCTAATCTTTTTTCATACTTTTGACTTGTAACATGCTCGGCACCTGTGGCTACGTGTGTAGCAACTGCAGACATTAAGTTTTTTGCCATTTGAAATTTACTCGGTAGTTTGCTCATCTTCAAAAATTATTTCAAGTAATTCTACTTTCCCTTTTCCGTTTTGTACAACCCCTAATCTTATAGAATCCATGTAGAAGTACGTAACTACTTTGCTACTGGTTACTATTGTTGGGATCATACAGGCAGTATGTTGATTTGTACCTGCTCTTTTTTAAGTAATGGGGAAAGTTCATACCCATTTTTAGTTTGTACAATAGCTCCTTTGTCCTTCAATCTTTTAACATAATTGTTTAAAGTATTGTGGTCTTTAATTTCCATAAGCTCTGCTATCTTTTTCTTGTTAGCAGGAGAACATAGGTTAACAGTCTCACTGTTGTCAATGAAGCTAGCTAGAATTCTAAGCTCTGTGTCTGTTAATTCTAGAATTCCATTAAACACTTGTAAGAATTTTAACGTAGTGTCTGTTTTAATATTAAACTTCCTCATCGTCTTCTTTAAGTTTGATTAGTTGGATTTTTGCACGACCATCTACGATGTGCACTTTGCAAGTTTTAGAGTAACTATTAAACTCCTCAAGATGTTCGTCAATATTTTCTCGTGTAACCAAGAAAGTAAGAAATACTTCAATCTCTTTAGTAGCTTGAAGTATATCTTTCTTTAATGATTGGAGATTTGGGGAAGCATCTCTAAGAGCATGATAGTCCTCTAGTGATAGAGTGACTGTTCCGTTCATTACATTACCCCTAATACAGCCATTGACTCGTTAATCATAACATAGTCATTGCCATTAATTTCAATGATTACTCCGTCACTTGCTGGGTGGATGTATACAACATCTCCAGGCTTGCATTTGCAATCTGGTCCTGCAGCTAGTACAGGAAGTACGTTAGAACGAAGTGCAGATGCTGATTTTTCTGACAGGATGATACCTGCATCAGTTACTTTTTTGTCCGGCTTTGGGACTACCAACCAATCACGGGTTGGTTTAAAATTAAAATTTTCCATTTGTTATTAGTTTGCTTGATGCAAATATAACAAGGAATCTTATATAAGCAAATCTTTTACTTAAAAACTGCAACTATAGTAGTGGCAATGAATAGAGAAGTAGTGAATACAAATACTCCTGTTGAAATCTTATAAGTACGTAATTCTTCTTTGGTATTATCAAGCTCAAGATTTAAGTTGTCGACATCTAGCTGTAGTGTCCCAATCTTTTCAAGGTTTATTTTATTTGAATCTACCGATTTAACATATGAGTTAGTTAATGTCTTGATTGCTAAGTCTTTATCGGCTAATCTTATTTCATAAGAATTAATGTTTTGATTTAGTAGGAATTCACTTTTCTTACAAGCATCTAGGTTTACTAATGCCTTAAGCAGTAGCTCCTCTTGCTTAGTTGTAAAGAATACTCCAGCTTGGCTGTTGTAATTAATCCTTTGGGGAGTAAGTTGCCCATAGCTGATCACGTTCATTGTTATCAGCACTAGAAATACGACCAATGACTTCATCTCTGTCTTTTTTTATGTTAATGATTAGGTGTGCATTTGCAAGTATCTTGTATTTGTTGATACTATCGTGATAAGCTAGACTATCTACAATGTGCATTGTTTGTATTGAGTCAATCTTGAGCTCATACAAATCTGATATTACTTTCAGTCTAGCATCTGCCTTAGCTTTGGCCTCTCTACTAGCTTGTAACTGTGAGAATAGGCCTATTGCAATTGCAAGTAACATTGCAGATGCTACAAATACCACTCCTTGCCAAGAAACTACTTTATCCTTCTGGTTCATTTGTTTTTGATTTTCCAAAGACTTTTGTTATGTTTTCTACAGTAGTAAATCCCATTCCTGCTCCTGCTAAAATTAGCAATCCGTCGTAAATAAACTCAGGGCATACGTAGACTGTAAATGTAGACACATATGCAATGATTATGCAAGTTAAAAGAGCTAGGGCTGACCCAACTCTTTTATAACTTGCATCTCCTTCAGCAGAAAATATGGATCTTACCCACTTTTTCATTAGAATTCTCTAAGTAAAGTGTAAGTAAATGCCTTTCTACCCGATGTTTTACAAGAGCTAATCAATGTTTTGAACTGTTCGGGATCGTTTAACACTTGACAACCTGCTGACCACTTGTCAATGATTGAACTAATAGCTGATGGGTTAGCACGGTGTATGTTAATACCAAACATTCCTGTATCTTCAGTCTTTGTTTCTTCTGCTATGTCATTTTTGTTGTTATCACGGTAAACAATGATAGGTTTAGCTTGTACTAATGCCTCGTACTTACCTTGATGTAACCCTAATTTCCAACTGTCGACGTATTGTCCTGGCTTGAGGACTGCAGTTCCCTTTGGATTCATCAAATTCTTTAGCCAGTGAGTCCCAGGATTAGTAGTTCCTGAGTATACGTACATTATTGGGCCTTTAATCAAGTAGAAGTAATCATCAAACTTGTTTTTTTCGTTAGCTTTTGAACGAGTTCCAATTATATGGAAGGCTGGCCATTCGTATCCAAGCTCTTTGAACTTGTTTTCTAACTCTACGTAACTGTATTTTTTCATAATTTATAATTTACCAAAATATCAAAGTTCTCCACATTTCTGTTCCATTATGTCTTGCTACATAAAGATATTTAAGACCATCTTCAGTTTTAATTATCTCCATTCTATTTCCTAAAATTGGTGTAGACATGCCATAAGGAACAGTTCCAGAGTTAACCATTTCCCGTTTAACTATATCAAAATAGAATATACGTCCTGTGGCATCTTTCTGAACATAAACTCTCTCTGCACCATCATATGCCCACATAGAACCTGTAGTAAATGTTTCACCTTGACCAGAGTTTGGATAGAAGTATTCATAAATACCTGTAGTAATATCAAACCTCATAACTCCTGCACTTGTACCACCAAATGCTGAGAACATATATCTATGGTTTCCATTACC